ACACTCACCAGAGCAAGACAGCGCATGAGCAATACACGCGGAATACTCTGTCAGTGCTTCGTTGACGTCCGTTGCACTCTGGACCTGCAATCCATAGCGGACAGCGTAGCCATCAAAAGTCTTGAACAACTCTACGCTGTGCGCGTCGTTGGTCGTGTCGTTCTTTGCGATTAGTTTAAGCATATTAGTTAACTCCCATTAATGCAGCGCCAATCCACAGACTGGCGTAAAATGTACCGAAGATGGATAGGACGCCAACGACGTCCCCCAAGATTGCAAGTGCTTCACGACGCTTCATGATGTCACCTCCTTTCCACACACGACAGTTGCATTGTCGCTTTGCATTGTGGGGCTCCACTGCTCCAACAATCCTTGGCAATCCTCAAAGGTGAGCCCATGATCGATCACAAATGATAGGTCATAGACCGTCAGAATAAGGCTGAACAATTCCATCAGATTAACTCCTTTTCCATACCGAGGATGATGTTCGCCATGAATGACCAGTAGTTCTCGAGGACCTTGTCTTGGAGTTTGTCGCTTGCTTCTGGATCAATCGAGCCAAACTCAATAGCCATGTCGATGATGTCGCCATTGTAACAGGCTATAGGAAGAGCCAGACCAGACAGCCAGTCGGCAATTGCTTTCTGTTTGCCAACTTGAGCAACTCTCCATCCGTACTCTGAGTTGAACCGCTCGAACAGACGCTTGATCTTGGCCTCTCTAGTGGGCAGTTCGTTGCCGTCGTTATCTGTGACAGTGTCGAGGATGTATGCCTGATAGCGTGGCTTGTAGATTGTGTGGTGTACCTTGCCGCTCATGACTGCACCTCCGCCAACTGAACTATTCCTTGTGCAATTCGATCCATGCGTTCATTGGGGAAAATCTGTAGACCATAGGTACAGTCTATGGACTGTCGGAGGTCATTCTTGAGGGCAAAAGACTGGAACACCCAACCTCTGCCGTACTTCTTGCCTCTGTACTTGAGGCAATAAGCAGGACGGATGAAGTTGCCTTCAGCATCTTGGAAAAAGTACGCGCTGAGGTAGTAGCGTGGATTGCCGCTGGGATCGTTGTTCATGCGAACTGCTTGGGCCTCTAGGCTGTTAGCCATGGCATCGACCGCTGCTTTCTTTTCGACTGCTTCAACGGCTTCTTTCTTAACCTCCGAAGATAGCGTCAAGTTGCCATTCAAAGTATTCAGAACAGCCCTAAGTGCCTCCGCTGATCCGTCAGTTGCGATGATAATATGATGCTTGGTGCGCCACACGTCGCCATAGTATTCGTGAGTATAGCCTTTGAAGCCTTCTTCCCAAACGTCCACGACCTCCGAACGTTCGTAAGACCCAAAGACGTCAACCCACTCGTCACCTTCGACGCCATAGTTCAAGATTAATGTGTAGTATTTAGTTTCTTTAGACATTGTTCTCTCCTTGTCTGTTTAGACGAGGATGTCGGAACTTTATGTCTACTGTGGCCTAGTGGCCTGAGTCGGGCTGTGTGCCTCTGCTTGGTGCTTTCGGTGGGGAGTTACAGTCCCCTGCCACACCTTGCGGCCTGTCGCCCTATCAATGTAAACCAAGGCCCCAACGCCTCGTAAGACCCTTTCTGAATCAACGGACATCCCCTGTCAACCCCTTGCCAGTCAATTAGTGACTAAAAGAGGCAATAAATACCTTCTGTCCCCCTATAGAAGCAGAAGAGCGGTGATCACTGCCGACGTCTGCACTATAGTTGACTGAGGAAACATCCTCCTCGACCACACAAAGAACACAAACAAAGAACTTGAGTGACCTTAGTCTCTATAGACGAGGTGCTTGAGGCGCGAGAGTCGATCCCATGAGCCGAGGCCCAACCCTCGACCGTCAGGAGATCCTCTCGCAACTAATAACACAGACAAAAGATCGGGAGTTACTAAAGATGCTGAAGAAACTCAAAGAGATTATGTGTCGCCTCATCGACGGACTGAGGAAGATCGTGAGTAGACTTGTCGGCGCTTGTGTTGCCGTCTGGATCTGGTGCTGGTCTTGGCTCCCGAAGTCGGGCTGATTGTTCTAGTGTTTGGCTGTGTCGTGTGGCATTGGCTGCGCTTTGTTTTCTATGAGTCGAGAGAGGGCGATAGACGGAGGCACGAGAGGCGACGTGAGAGACTGAGGCATCTCGGGCCACCTTGGAGTGATCCAGAGGTCTGATGAGGCTGTGAGTGGCTGTGAGTGGCTGCGGTCCCTATCTGTATCGAAAAGAAAAAGCCTTCAGCCAGATAAGTTTCTCAATGGCGCTAATGTCTACGGATGCGAACATGGTATCCCCCCCAGTATCGTTGGGGATATTCTGTCCCCTGTCAGAGAACACCAGTAAAAACAGTGGCTTAGTGTATCGACCTAAGAAAACTTAGGTTCCCTAGCCGAAATCAACCCCCACACACCAACGAAAAAGATCAATTTCAAAAAGTAGACTAAAGGTCGGCGTTGTTGTTGTTGTAGTCCGTCCCTTTAAAGCAGCGGCTACTTTTGAAAACAAAAGGAACTTTAAGATGGGCTTAGAAACAGCAGCCACTATTGACCAACTGAACACTTCGAACCCTGTCGCCACAGACGGACTGAACCAAGCAGACGACCACATACGTCTCATCAAGTCAGCGGTAAAATCCACGTTCCCCAACGTCACCGGAGTCGTCTCTGCGTCACACACAGAACTCAACAAACTCGACGGATACACAGGTAGTACAGCAGAACTTAATGTACTCGATGGTATCACAGCGACTACAGCCGAACTCAATAAACTTGATGGCGTCACTGCGTCTGCAACAGAACTAAATAAGGTAGACGGACTGACAGCATCTACAGCCGAACTCAATAAACTTGATGGTGCTACAGCGACAACCGCCGAGTTAAACTATGTGGATGGTGTTACTAGCAACATTCAGACACAGTTAAACTCAAAGTACGTGGCAGCAACTCAAACTACAGGTACATGGCAAGCAGGTACAGGTGGGACAGCTAGTTTAGTTACACCTGCAAATATAAAGGCTGCCATTATTGCCTTAGAAACAAGTTCTACACCTAACTTTACATTCCAGACAGCATTTACCTCTAATGTCACCTCTGCAACACACACTTTAGGGGGATTACCCTCACGATGGGAAGTAAGTATTGTATGCACAACAGCAAACTTAGGCTATTCTGTTGGAGATGTTATCCGCTTAACTTCACATAACGAGGGTAGTGGTGGTCGTGGTACTACTGTGTCTGCCAACGCCACACAGATTACCGTATCTGGATCCTCTGTATTTCTCCAACCAAAAACAGGCACTGGGGTTACATCACTAACAAACACTAGCTGGGATCTTATTTTTGAGGCTTGGACATAGTGACGAATGGTCGAGCGCGTTAGAACATTTTTAGATGACTGGCTCATTTGGCCTAGAGGCATGATGATCGCTTTTACAGTCATGTCGTGGAGGGTGGTGGAGTGGTTTATGAACCTACCGGACCCTACGACACAACAGTCAGCCCTAGTATCAGTCGTAATGGGATCCGCCACAGGAGCCTTCGCAATCTGGATGGGAAAAGAGGCATGAGTCATGTTTAGTGCAATAATCTTCGCTTGTTCGCTCCACGTTAGCGAATGTCAGACCATATCACACCCAAGGATATTTACAGATAAAAAGGCGTGTATGAAAAATCTTAGCGTTGGTGTCGTAGATGTCCAGATGCAAGGATGGCGGATTGAACAGTTCACTTGTTACGAGTGGGCAGAGGAAGTCTAGCACATAAAGAAAACTATTAGAATGTAGGAGGGTGTAGTGCCTAACTTACCAATCCGAGGACTAGGGTCTGTAGGTGTGGTCACTGACGTTGACCCCTACAACCTACCGATCAACGGTTTCACCCGAGGCAAGAACGTCAGATTTCACGAAGGCAAAGTGACCCACGGTCCAATCTTTAGAGACGTCAGTCCAAACGGCACACTAAGCAACCCAATGTTTGCTTATGGCATCCAGTCAGCCACAGGTTACGACACTGTTCTGGTGGCAGAAGATACCTTCCAGATCAAAGAGTTTAGTAACGGTGTGTTTACGACGCGACATGCAGCTACTACGCAGTCACCTCTCCACGAGATTACAGCGACTAGCCTAGCCAATGTCATCTATGTAAACCGCAGTGACCAGATCCCTTTACATAGGACTGCTAGTAACTCCAATTTCACAAACCTGCCAAACTGGCCCTCAACATACAGAGCAAAAGCCCTCAGATCTTTCGGAGACTTCCTGATTGCATTGAACATCACAGAAGGCGGTGTCGATCATAGGAACAGGGTCCGATTTAGTACTACAGCATTGTCGAACAATGTCCCTAGTACTTGGGACGAGACAGACACTACAGAGTCTGCAGGTTTCAACGACCTAGTACAGATGAAAACATCTATAGTTGACGGTGCGACCCTTGGCTCGAACTTCTTGATCTACTCGTCTGACCAAGTTTGGATGATGGAGTTTGTGGGCGGTTCGTTTATCTTTAACTTCCGCAAACTATTCGACGACGCAGGGGTTATGAGCCAAAACTGTGTAGTTGAGGTAACAGGCAAGCACTACGTTTTTGACTTCGATGATATCTATATCACCGATGGTAACACTAGGCAGTCTATCTGCGACGGTCGGGTCCGAGACTACATCTTTAACGGTATTGACTACACCAAGCGTGGCGAATGTTTTGTGTCACATAACGCTAACCTTGAAGAGGTATACTTTTGTTATCACTCCCAAGATGACCTTGCTGTTTTCCAAGATGGAGACAAATGTAACCGAGCGGCTGTGTACAACTACAGAGAGGATACTTGGACTTTCCAAGATTTACCTAATGTAGTGAGTGGGAGTATCGCCAACATTTCGTCAGCAGAGTCCTATAGTTCAGTCGATTCTGGCATAAATTATGCTAACTCAGGTGGTACTTACTTGAGCCAAGAGTCTGAGTTTAAACGTCATGCACTTATGGTTTCTAAAGCAACATCTGGTGTCTCTAGGTCTACAATGTACGGTCTCGATTTGCCAGACCTTGGATCCTTAACTGAGGCGGCAGATACTACCGTGAGTAAACCTGCATTCTTAGAGAGAACAGGTATAGATTTAGATGAGCAAGGGACTCCGCTCTCAGGCTACAAAGTGATAAATACGTTCTATCCTCAGATGAACACACCTAATGCAGATGGTAACTTTGAGTTTACATTTGGAGCGGCGGATATACCAACGAACTCTCCAAACTATGGTTCAGCAATCACCTTTGACTCGAATGTAGAGTACAAAGTCGATACTCGGATCTCAGGCAGATACCTCAGTTACAAATTAGCATGTCCTACTCTCAAAGACTTTGCGTTCTCTGGTATGGACTTGGATGTGATTGTCACAGGTAGGAGGTAGTTAATGGCTCTTTCCGACTTACTTAACGTCTTGGTCAAGAATTATGTTCGAAGACCAACGCCAACAATAAACCAAGATCAACTAGGTCCTTACGTCCAAGATCAACTCCGAGAAATAGAGGCGTCAATAAGGACACTAACCGATGCAGCAATAAGTGTAACAGATCAAGAGCCTGAGTCTAAACGCAAGGGCATGGTTCGATACGCAATATCGCCATGGGATCCCCTCAGTAACGGTTACAGTGGTTTAGTTGTTTACAATGGGACTAACTGGACAGCCGTATAGAGGTAAACAAATGCAGCAAGACTTACAAAGACGTACATCAATCATGGCTTTTCAAAAGATGATGTTTCATGGCGTTCAAGAAGGCTACATTGAAGACATTACTAATCAAACAAAACTCAATCACTACTTTACACCTACGGATAAAGACTACGGCTGTTCAACTTATGCACGAGAATTGTTTATGCCTAAAGGCATGATTGTAGTCGGCAAATTACACAAGAAAGCACACCTGACATTCTTACTTAAAGGCGTGATTGTTGTTGTATCTGAAGATGGCGGTAAGAAAAGGCTACATGGCCCTGTTACTTTTGTATCCCCTGCTGGAGTTAAACGTGTCTTCTACATTGAAGAGGATGCACTACTCACAACAGTTCACCTTACAAAAGAAACAGACGAACAAAGCCTCGATAAAATTGAAGACGAGGTTATTAGCCCAACATATGAGGCCATGGGCCTAGAGGAACCAGACCTATCAGGTTTAGACAAGTTCCTATCACAGAAATAGAAGGAATAATTATATGTCTTTTGCAATAATAGGCGGTGCAATCATTGGCGGTGGAATGGGACTTATGGGTGCCAACAAGCAAGCCAAAGCCATGGACAGAGCCAACGCCGCCAATATGGCATCGTTCAACATGTACAAACCTTACGTTGAGCCTAACCTAGAGGCTGCAGATGCTGCTTTAGGCGGAGTACTAGGCACAGGCAACTACCAAGGCCAGACTTACGCAGGACCTAACCAGTTCAACAGAGGCACAGCCAACCAAATGGGCCAGTTTGGTCTTGGGATGCAGAACAGTGGGTCCAATATAATGGGCCAGACAGCCGGATTCGGACAGAATGCCAACGATTTGTACAATCAGTACATGGGAATGGCTGATGGTGCAGGTCAAGACCGCATGGCGACTGCAATGGACTACGCAAATAACAATGTAGACGCATTAGCAAACGTAGCCCTCCGTGACAGCCGCAGAGGTCTGGACGAGAACCTACGTCAAGGCAACATTTCAGCCTCTGGAACCGGAAACATGAACTCAAGTCGTGCAGGTGTGGCTGATGCCATCGCTAGACGTGACTTTGGCGACCGTGCAGCCGATGTACGCACAGGCCTACAGAACCAACTGATCGATAGATCTCTCCAACAGCAAGCAAGGCAGTTCTCAGACCAAGGCGATGCACTGAATGCAGCCGGAAGGGCTAACCAGAACATCATGGGCGCATACGGAATGGGCATGAATACTCTTGGTGAGGGTGCTAACTTCGGTATGAACGCCGGAAACTTCCTACAACAGCAAGAACAGAACCGTTTGAATGATCAGCGTGACAGGTTCGAGCGTGATCGAGACTTTGAGTTTGATATGCGCGAACGTTACGCTCAAGGCATACTTGCCCAAGGTGGAACAACATCAAATACATACAAGCCAAACCTTGTAGACAAGGGACAGGCAGCCATGGGTGGTGCGATGGCAGGTATGGGCTACGGAAATAAATATTTCGGTCCTAACAGTGGATTCGGTGGCGTTGGCGAAAGTCAAATATTTAACCCCCTATTTGGCGGTCAAGCAGGGATAGGGATTGGAGGTAACTAAAGATGGAATGGGAAATAATTAGCCAGAACCCTAACTTTATGTCTGCTCTAGCCAATGACCCTAGAGTCGGACCAGATCCGAAAGCATGGTATAGCCGTCTTAGACCAGAAATACAAAAGTCATTGGCTGAGTCTTTTATGCCAAAGTCAAGTACAGTTGCAGAGCCGATCCTAAACCCGAACATGGCCCAGACAATAAGTCAGATTAACAGACCTGCTTTAGATCAGGTTCAACCCCTTGTTGCTGCAGATAATGGTGTACTAGCAGGTGGCTTTAATGCCGATGGCGTTGCTATTGGTACAAACATGGAAGCCGACGTAG